ACTCAAGACGGTGATCCTAACAGAGGTAAAGTTCCTATTCAAGAACTTCAATCATCTAGTGCTAATGGAAAAATATCTTCATTAATAAGTACATATCAATATTATTTACAAATGATACGTGATGTGACAGGACTTAACGAAGCAAGAGATGGGAGTATGCCAGACAAAGATGCTTTAGTTGGACTACAAAAAATGGCAGCTAATGCATCTAACACAGCAACTAGACATATAATGCAAGCGTCGCTTTATTTAACCGTTAAAGCTGCTGAAAACATTTCATTAAGAATTGCTGATGTTTTAAGTTATGACTTATTAGCTGATTCATTAAAAAAATCAATAAGTAGTTTTAATGTAGGTACATTATCAGAATTACAAAGTTTAAATTTATTTGATTTTGGTATATATTTAGAACTAGAACCTGATGATGAAGAGCGAGCTCAGCTAGAACAAAATATACAAATAGCTTTACAAAGCGGTGGTATTAATTTAGAGGACGCTATTGATATACGTCAAGTAAAAAACCTTAAATTAGCAAATGCTTCACTAAAAGTTAAGCGTAAAGAAAAACAAGCTTACGATGAAAAAGTTGCGCAACAAAATATTCAAGCTCAGTCACAAGCTAATATTCAAGCTCAAGAAGCTTCTGCTATGTACGAAGTTCAAAAAAACGAAGCTATGGCAGCTTCTAAATTACAAATAGAACAAGGTAAAGCAGGTTTTGAAATACAAAAACTAGAAAAAGAAGCTCAAATAAAGAAAGAATTAATGGAATTAGAGTTTCAATACAATAGGCAAATTGCTCAACTTGAAAAAGAGCAAATGAGTTTAAAAGAAAAAGAAATAGAAGATCGTAAAGATCAAAGAACTCAATTACAAGCGTCGCAACAAAGTGAAATGATTGCGCAAAGAAAAAATAACACGGCACCGGTAAATTTTGAATCTACCAATGACGGGTTAGGAGGATTAAGTCTGGAGTCATTTACTCCTAGATAATCCAATTTATTAATTTTATATTATTATATTATGTCAGAACAAAATGAAACAAAAAACGCTGAGGTGGCTAAAGAAGTCAAATCAGAAGGTGGAGATATGAAAATTAAATCAAAACCTAAAATGAAAAAATTTAACGCTACAAAAGAAAAACCTTTTAAAGTAGACATGACAAAACCAGTTGTGCCTGAAGTTAAAAGCGAGGTTACTAAAGTAGATTTAAGTAAAAAACTAGAAGACAATGCCATTCGTATCGGAGAAACAGAGAAAGTGGATGTGGGCGAACAAGCCGGAAATAGCGCTGAAGTGGACAAACAAGTACAAGAGTCCAGCGAAACTATTGAAGAATTTAAACCAATCCAAGAAGTAACAGAAGAAATTAAAGAAGAGGTTAAACAAGTTAAAGCAGAAATTAAAGAAGCTGTTAGAGATGAAAAGGTTTTAGGTAAACAATTACCTGAAAATGTAGAAAAACTTGTAAACTTTATGGAAGAAACAGGCGGAACTGTTGAAGATTATGTTAGATTAAACGCTGATTATTCTCAAGTAGACGGTAAAACATTGTTAAAAGAATATTATAAAAAAGCAAAACCACATCTTAACGATGAGGAAATAGGATTTATCATGGAGGAAAATTTCCAATATGATGATGAAGTTGATGACGAGCGAGACATCAAAAGAAAAAAACTCGCACTTAAAGAAGAGGTTGCAAAAGCACATGGCTTTTTAGAGGACTTAAAGGGTAAATATTACGACGAGATCAAGTTGAGACCGGGCGCTACTCAAGAGCAACAGAAAGCTACTGACTTTTTTAATCGATATAATGAAAATCAACAGTTAGTAAAACAACAACACGAGGATTTTAAAGGCCTAACTAAAGATTATTTTTCAGACGAATTCAAAGGTTTTGATTTTGAAGTGGGAGATAAAAAATTTAGATATGGTGTAAAAAACCCTAGTGAAGTTGCTGAAGATCAAAGTAACCTATCTAACTTTGTTAAAAAGTTTTTAAATGAAGATGGAAGTGTGAGCGATCACAAAGGTTATCACAAAGCTATGTATGCTGCTAAAAACGCTGATACTATAGCACAACATTTTTATGAGCAAGGTAAAGCCGACGCTGTAAAAGATGTAGTGTCTAAATCTAAAAATATAAGTAATGATGCTAGGACAACTCCTAGTGGAGATATTTTTATAGGTGGATTAAAAGTTAAAGCTGTAAGCGGTGTTGATTCTCATAAACTGAAAATCAAAACACGTAAATTTAACAATTAAAATTAACAATTATGGGAATATTAAGTCCTCAATTTGGTGGTTTAGTGCCTTCGCAAGCACAACAAACGTTGGCAAACAACTACCTACAATTTAACACTGGTGGAGCAAATGATTTTGCTCAACAATACTTACCAGAAATTTATGAAGCTGAAGTAGAAAGATACGGAAATCGTACTGTCGGTGGCTTCTTAAGAATGGTTGGTGCTGAAATGCCAATGACTTCTGATCAGGTAATCTGGTCTGAACAAAATAGATTACATATCGCGTATGATAATGTAACAATTACTAATGCTACAACAATTACTTTACCTGCTGGCGTGTCAAACGTACTAGCTCCTAACATGACTGTAGTAATAATGGATCCAGCTAGTCCTGCTTCTGTTGTTCACGCTATAGTTGGAAACGGTGCTATTCAAACAGGAAATCAAACTGCTACAGTTTATCCTTATGTTGCTGCTAACCTTAATGGTTTAGGCGTAGGAAATACTGCATGTAAGTTATTTGTTTATGGTTCTGAATTTGCAAAAGGTACTGCTGGTTCTACTGAAAATGTACAACCTTCATTTACTCAATTTTCTAATTCACCAATCATAATCAAATCAAATTACCAAATCAATGGTTCTGACACTGCTCAAATTGGGTGGGTTGAAGTTGCCGCTGAAGACGGTACTGCTGGTTTCTTATGGTACTTAAAAGCTGAAGGCGAAACAAGATTACGTTTTGAAGATTACTTAGAAATGAGTATGATTGAAGGTGAACTTGCTGTTGCTGGTTCTGGTTTTGTTGCTAATCAAGCGGCAATACCTGGATTTGGTGGTGCTGCTGGTCCTGGAGGAGCTGCTATTGCTGCAAAAGGTACACAAGGTTTATTCTCTGCTATTAATACTAGAGGAAATGTAATGGCTGGATACGGCGGATCTTTACAAGACTTTGATGCTTTATTACAAAACTTAGATTCTCAAGGAGCTATTGAAGAAAACATGCTTTTCTTAGATAGAGCTACAGAATTACAGTTTGATAATATGTTAGCACAGCAAAATTCTTACGGAGCTGGAGGTACATCTTACGGTGTGTTTGAAAACTCTGAAGAAATGGCGTTAAACTTAGGATTTTCTGGATTCAGAAGAGGTTCTTATGACTTCTACAAGACTTCATGGAAATACTTAAATGATGCTTCTACAAGAGGTGGTTCTGGAAACTTTACTGGCGGTGACAACATCGACGGTGTATTAGTACCTGCAGGAACAACTACTGTGTATGACCAATTACTTGGTACAAACATACGTAGACCGTTCTTACACGTGCGTTACAGAGCTTCACAAGCTGATGACAGAAGAATGAAATCTTGGATCACAGGATCTGTTGGTGGTGCATTCACTACAACAAATGATTTCATGCAAGTATCTTTCTTATCTGAAAGATGTTTAGTAACACAAGCTGCAAATAATTTCGTATTAACTGCTTAATATTTATTGTAATATTTACCCTCGTAAAAACTACGGGGGTAATTATTACTCTTATTTTTTAACTATTTAATTATATTATATTATGTCTAAGACAAAAGAAAAAAAAGTATCCAGCCCAGAAAGTGGTTGGGAAATAAAAGATAGAAATTATTTTCTTATAGGAAGAAACAAACCAATAACCTACACAATAACTTCTAGACACAGTCAAAAGTATCCTTGTTTGTATTTTGATGAAGAATCAGGAGTACAAAAAGCTATAAGATATGCAACTAATCAAAACTCTCCGTTTGTAGAAGATCAAAAAGGGGAAGTTACATTAGAACATATAGTGTTTAAAGATGGTAGTTTATTTGTTCCAAAAGAAAAACAAAATCTACAAAAATTATTATCGTTATACCACCCAAGCAGAAACAAAAGATTTGCAGAACACAAACCTGTTATGCAAGCTGTTGATGATTTGTATAATTTAGAACTAGAGATTGAAGCGCTTAATCACGCTAGAAACTTAGATATTGATATAGCAGAAGCTATATTAAGAGTTCAAGAAGGTAGCAAAGTTTCAACTATGAGTTCTAAAGAAATAAAAAGAGACGTATTATTGTTAGCTAAAAATGATTCAAAATTATTTATTGAATTAGCTAACGATGAAAACGTTCAATTAAGAAACTTTGGTATCAAAGCTATTGAAGCTGGTATTATAAATCTTACTTCTGATAACAGAGATTTTAAATGGGCTAGTAACAACCGTAAACTTTTAACAGTTCCTTTTGAAGAACATCCTTACAGCGCTTTAGCCGCATGGTTTAAAACAGATGAAGGT